AAAACTTTACGAAGTACCAACTGGAACTTCTGCATTGTTATTGTATCTACAAGTTGCTAATGTTGGTATTGGTGCTACTTTTCCTAAAGTAACATTTACTCAGCAAAGAACCCAAAGAAGTACAGGCAATAAGAGAGAAGTTAGAGTTATAAAAAATGTCGAGATTCCCCCTAGCGATGCTGCTATACTTGTTGATGGTAGATTAGTATTAGAAAAAACTCCTTTAATCGTAGATAAGATATTCATTGAAGGTACACAACAACAAGTTGGAATTATAACATTTGTAGATTATGATGAACCAACTGGTATTGTTACAATAAACACTAAGGACCCTCATCCATTTAAAGCGGGTGATCCAATCACTTTAACTGGTATTGCTTTGACTTGTAAAGCAGGACAAACTGGAATAACAACAAACATATTTCCAGACCCACCACAATCATATACCGTTGAATCAATTGAAGGATTTGTCGGTACATCTAAAACATTTACATCTCATATTGGCGGTTCAGTTCCTCTTGGAGTTACAGGTAAAGACTATTCTCATTATTATAATTCTGCGGTACATTATTATGAAAGATCAAAACCTCTTGCAATTGAAGTTGTATCAGCAGCAGGATCTCCTACAGGATATATCAAGAAAAGTTCATCAGCGGGTACCACTGCAACAGCGACTGCATCCTTATCCAATATCAGTGCTGGTGCATTGACTGGCAATTTAACTATCAACGATGGAGGTATGGGATATATTGCTTCACCAACAGTTACCATATCTGGAGGTGGTGGTAATGGTGGCACTGCAACAGTAACTATCGTAAATGATGTTATTACACAGATAACTTTGAGTGGTGGAAGTGGTTACACATCCGCACCAACTATTACAATTGCAGCACCAGAAGGAACTACATATTCTCCCACTACTGGTAATTTAAGTATTTGTTCACCATCACATGGATTTACTGATGGTGATTCTGTAAGACTTGAAAAGGAAAGTTTTGCATTCACTTGTGCACTTGATGGTAATACTACTGCTAAAAAATATCCAAGAAATTCAGGACAAAATCAAAATGTTGGAAAACCAGATTATGCATATGGTAAAATATTAAGAGCGTCGGTTGAAAATATTAATCGTATCATAGTTTTCATCGGAACCTCATCTGACACATCAATTCATACTTATAATCAAGCTAATTCATTAGCAAATAATATTCACAAAATAGGAACGAGATATAATGTTACTCGTGCTGTCTATTATGGTGGTGGTTCAACTAGAGATCCTGATCAGCAAGTTGTAGAAACTTATGACTTACAAGCTGGGGAACTTGTTATAACGACAGACATTAATCATAATCTATCTAATGGTGATGTTGTAAGAATCATTGATAACGGTATTATATTTTCTTGTTCAATGGACAATAGAGAAACCGAACATAGTTATCCTCGTGTTACAGATCCAGCATCTGATGCTGAACTTGCTGTGACTGGAGGAGCACAAAATAATAATTATAATACTCCTAAAACATTTGTAGTTAATGTTGGTGAAAGTTATTCTGGTGGTTATTTTGCACCATTAGAAATGGAATTAATTGCAAGTATATTGGAGAATAGTACTGGTTAATATGGTAAAATATTTAAGTGGCAGAGTTAAGAGAACACCTCAAGATCAACTTAAAGAAGATCGTTATCAGTATCTTAATCTAGAACAAGCAGAACCAAATTTATCAGATCCTCTTATTGGACCAACTCCTCCACCAGGTGGTCAATACCAATTGATCGCTATACCAGGATATCCAGGTCAAAGATTTTGGGTTCCTGTAGGTGGAGGATTGATACCAGGTGCAATTACTATATTTGACGAAGGGGTACAAGTTAGTGCTGCAAGTAGTATCACTCAATTAAATTTTGTAGGTGCTGCTGTAACTGCAAATGTATCTGTACAAAGTCCTTCAGGACATCCTGGTATCGCTGCAACTGTAACCGTGATACCTGTTACAGTTGGGAATGAACCTCCATTAAATCCAAAAAATGGAGAATTGTGGTGGGAAAGTGATACAGGAGATTTATTCGTACGCTATGATGATCCTGATTCTTCACAATGGGTCACAGCAGTTGGTGGAGGAAGAGGACCTGCAGGTAATAAGGGTGAAAAGGGAGATGTTGAAGCAAAGGGAAATAAAGGAGAAAAGGGAGATAAAGGTTTTGAGGGACAAAAGGGAGAAATAGGTGATAAGGGAAATGAAGGAGAAAAGGGAATAAAAGGTAGTATAGGAGATAAAGGAATAGGAGAAAAAGGAGAAAGTGTCAAAGGTGACAAAGGAGATAAGGGTGATATAGGAAATAAAGGCGATCAGGGAGCAAAAGCAGGATTGAGATATAGATTTTCATCTGTTACAGCAGTTGGAGATCCATCACAAGGAGTATTTCGTTTTAACAACTCAAATGCAACTAATGTATCTTTAATATACATTGATATTTTAGACATAAATTCTGTCGATATGACAGATCAATTATTATCTTGGGATGATTCAAGTAGTGCTGTAGCTGGTTATCTATACGTTTCTTCAAATGACAACACTGATAACACACTTTCAATTTTCGAGATAACAAGTGCCACAAATTCTACTGGGTATATTACAATAGGTGTTCAAAATGGATTTGGTAATGTTCCCACAGATCAAGAGCAGTGTGTATTAAATTTTTCAAGAACGGGTGATAAAGGACAAAAAGGAATTAAGGGTGATAAGGGAGAAGAAGGAAGTAAAGGTAGTCTTGGTGATAAAGGAAGTGAGGGAGAAAAAGGAAATGGTGGTGAAAAAGGAGAAAAGGGTGATAAAGGTGTAAAAGGAAACTTAGGGGATGTAGGTGTACAAGGTGATAAGGGAGACAAGGGTGATAAAGGGGAAAAGGGTGATAAAGGAATTAAAGGTGAAGATAATTCTACAAAAGGTGACAAAGGTGATAAAGGGGACAAGGGTGATAAGGGTGAAGAAGGACCTGAGGGACCAGCAGCGACAAAGGGTGAAAAAGGAGATAAGGGAGATAAAGGTGGTGATGGAGAAAAAGGAGGTCAAGGAGAAAAGGGTGAAGATAATTCTACAAAAGGAGATAAGGGAGATAAGGGAGAAGGTGATAAAGGAGATAAAGGAGAGGAATCTCAAAAGGGAGAAAAGGGTGAAGGTGATAAGGGAGATGAGGGTGATAAGGGAGATAAAGGTAATAAAGGAGACTCAGGAGCTGGATCAGGTGCTAATGTAAATATTGGAACTACAGCACCAACTACAGGATTGAACACTGGAGATTTGTGGTGGGATAGTGATGAGGGTGATTTATATGTTTACTATGATGATGGTAATTCATCTCAATGGGTTGCAACCACATCACCTGCAGCGTCAAAAGGTGATAAAGGTGAATCAGTAAAAGGAGAAAAGGGTGATAATAAAGGTGAGCAGGGAGATAAGGGTGAACCAGGAGATGTTTTAGCAAAAGGTAATAAAGGTGATGAAGGCGATAAAGGGCAAAAAGGAGAAGCAGGTGCTGATAATTCTACAAAAGGTCAAAAAGGTGAGCCAGGAACTGGTGATAAAGGAGAATCTGGATCAGCAGTAATTAACAATAACGCAGATAATAGAATCATAACTGGTTCAAATACTGCTGGTGAATTAAATGCTGAAGCAAATTTTACTTTTGATGGACTTGATGTAACTGCTAACCATAGTAATGGTCAAGTATTACTTTCAGCAGCTGATGGTGCTATAGAGATTACTAGGAATGCAAGTGGTGCATATATTGACTTTAAAAATACTATTAATGAAGATTATGATGCAAGAATATCGGAGAATGGTGGAGGTTTTATAATGACAGGTGTTATTCAAAATGCATCTGTTGCAAGTGCTTGGGTTCAATTTAATGGAACGGGAACTGTATCAATTCAGAGTGATGTAAATGTTAGCACAATAACTGATTATGGTGTTGGAGATTATCAAGTTAATTATTCAAATCAACTAAAAGATGGTAATAATAGTACAACTGATTACCAAGCGGTTTCTTTGGCGATTACAGGTACAGTTTATAACGTACCTGGTCAACTTGCACACACTCATCCATTTGTATATACTGCTGATAGAAACCATGTAAGATTCTTATGCTACAAAACTGAAAACTCTAATCAAAGAGCAGATCAAGTTTATGCAGGTGTGATCGTCTTTTCTTAATAAATAATCAATAAAAAATGGCAAATTCTGATAAAAGAATAATTTTTGAAACTGATGAGGGTGGCATTGCTATTATGATACCATCAGACAATTGTGGTCTTACTCTAGAGCAAATACGAGCAAAAGATGTACCATCAGGGAAAACATCGTACATAGTGGACAAATCAGAGGTTCCTACTGATCGTTCTTTTAGGGACGCTTGGACATATACACCTTAAAAAAATGGGATTTGGTATTGATATGGCGAAAGCCAGAGAAATTCATAAAAATAATATAAGGGCATCAAGAGAGATATTACTTGCTCAACTTGATATTGAATTTCAAAAAGCACTTGAAACAAATGCAAGCACAACAGATATTGTTTCAAAAAAACAAGCATTAAGAGATGCTCCCGCTGCTGTTGGAATAACAACTGCTTCAAATGTAACAGAATTAAAAGCACAATGGGATACAAGTATTTTGGGTGCGAGTCCTTACTCTTAAACTTGACAATTTTCATACATATGATATGATAGAACACTAAATGGCTGCCTTTAATTTTCCAAATAGTCCCTCAGATGGGGATACTCACACAGAGAACGGTTTAACATACGTTTGGGATGGTACTAATGGTGCTTGGAAAAGAAGTCCAGCATCACTTTCTAAAGGAGTAAAAGGGGATAAAGGAGATGCAGGAACTGATGGTGATAAAGGGAGTAAGGGTGATAATAAAGGTGAGCAGGGAGATAAGGGTGAACCAGGAGATGTTACAGCAAAAGGTGCAAAAGGTGAACCAGGTGATAAGGGAGATGAGGGTGATAAGGGAGATAAAGGTGATGTAGAAGCACAGGGTAATAAGGGAGATGAAGGGCAAAAAGGTGAACCAGGTGATAAGGGAGATGAGGGTGTTAAAGGAGAAACTGGATCAACAGGTGCTGGTATGGCAGTTGGTGGAATTGTAGCTTGGTCTGGAAGTGCATCTTCTCTCCCTGATGGTTATTTCCTATGTGATGGGTCAGCAAAGAGTAGGACGACATATGATGCTTTATACGCTGTCATAGGAACTACTCACGGTGCTGGTGATGGATCCACTACGTTTAATTTACCAGATTTAAGTGGTAGATTTGTTGTAGGTTATGATTCTAATAATAATATTTTTGATGTTGCTGATAAAGGTGGTTCTGCTGACGCTACATTAGTTGCTCACGGTCATACCATAAATGATCCTGGTCACTTTCATACCACTGTTGATTATGTTGCTCGTTCTGGATATGCTGAGCCTAGAAACTTTGGTGTAGGTACTGACGGTAATGCTAATAATACAGGTAATACTAACTCAAAAACAACTGGAATAACTATTAACTCTAATGGTAGTTCAGCAACCAATGCTAACTTACCACCATATTATGCCCTTGCATACATTATTCAATATGCTCAAGGTGGAGATGTTGCTAAAGGTCAAAAAGGAGAAGCAGGTTCTGATGGTACAAATGGTACTGATGGTGATAAGGGTCAAAAAGGTGAGGCAGGTGCTGACAACTCAACTAAAGGTCAAAAAGGAGAAGCAGGAAGTGGTGGTGGAGATTCAGTGTGGGAAACCACTTCTGCTGGAATTAATACATCTTCAAATGTTGGTATTGGAACTGACTTAAGTGGAAGCAACACTCATCTATTACATCTTTTCAACGGAACAGGTTGTGGAACTATTGGTGCAGGTGTTGGTGAGTTAGTTGTAGAGTCGAACAACGCTGCAACAATTCAATTATTATCACCAAGTAATAATATCAATCCTCAAACAATTTTTTTTGGAGATGAATCTAGTGGTCAATCTGGTCGAATACAATATAGTCACTCAAGTGACGCAATGTTATTCAAGACGAATGGTAATAATGAAAGACTTCGCATCACTTCTACAGGACAATTAAATATTGCTGGCGATATGCAGTTTACTGCTGCAAACCCAGAGTTAGAATTTAATAATGGAGGTCCAAGATTTAGAGTTCCAGGAGATAACACACTTGCTATTCATAAGGGTGGTGGTCTTGGTACAACAGATGATGAAGTAGTTCGCATCACACAGGAAGGTAATGTCGGTATCGGAACCACAAATCCTGATGACCCAGTTCTCTCTACAAACACTAATAAGTTAGCTGTCGGTATTGTTACTTGTCATCAATTATATGTTAATGGAAATGAAATCACAGGTAGTGGAGGTAGTGGTTCTGGTGGTAGTTCATTTGTATTATTAGCAGAGCAATCAGCATCAGGGACAGAAGTAGAATTTACTGGCATTCCTGCAGATGCACAAGAAATTACTGTGATGTTTAGAGGTGTATCTCTAAATGCAAATAATAATATGTTAGTGCAATTAGGATATAGTAATAGTTGGATCGCATCTGGATATGTAAGTAATTCTGAGAATACGAATGGAAGTGATGAAGCACATTCCACAAACGGGTTTGCAATTTTCGGTAGTTCTGGTTCAGCCGAATTTCACGGTTCGATGATTATCAATAAATCATCTTCTAGTTCTTACACAGAAATTGGTGAATTTAGAAAGGCTAACTCTGGTGGATGTCATGCACGAGGTTCTTTATCTTCAGTAAGTGGGGCGGTAGAGAGATTAAAAGTAACAATAATGAACCAGAACAATCAGGATGCTTTTGACGCTGGAACAATAAGTGTTTCTTATAAGACAAGTGGTTCTGGTGGTGGAGGAGGAGTGTCATCAGATCCTGTAGGTACTATTGTTGCTTGGGCTGGTTCTGTTGCTTCTATACCTAATGAATATCAACTTTGCGATGGTTCTGTAGCACAAACAACAACCCTTCAATCAATTACTGGTACTAATGTTCCTGATTTAAGAGACAGGTTTGTCATTGGTGCTAATGATGTTGCTGCTGAATCAGCATATCCTGAAGTTGGTATTGGTTCAACTGGTGGTAGTGCTAATGCTGTTCTACTTTCTCACACTCACGGATATAAAAGTGCAAATCATCCAACTTCAACAGGCCCAGAACAAAACCAAGGTGGTGGCGTAGAGGATAGAACTACATTTAATGTTGATAAAACAACTACCAGTACAGGTATTGATGCAAGTGGCACTACAAAAGATGATGGTAGTGTCTCAGCAACAAATGCTAACTTACCACCTTATTATGCACTTTGTTATATCATTAAGCACACTGCAACAAGTGTTTCAGGCACATCCAAAGTTGCATTATTAAAAGATGAGAAAAATAATCAAGTAAATGGTGGAACATTCACTGCAAGTGGTTGGAGAGACAGGGATTTAACCGTAAAAGAAGACCCATCAAATTTTGTCACTTTTACTGCTACTCCAAATGGTCAATCAACTATAGGATCTGGAAATACACCTGGTTATTGGTCATTACCTGCAGGAACATATAAGATAGACTGGTCTGCTCCAGCACATGAAGTCGCCAGACATAAAACTAGATTAGTTTATAGCACCACACAATCACATATTTCAACTGCTGGTCTTGATGCATCAGCATCATTTGTAGAAGGTTCAGCTTCCCACACTGCTACTACTTCCTCTCAAATAACCACTCAGTCTACTGGTAGCAAGGTCATTACTCTTACCGAGACGACTTGGTTTAAAGTAATGCACTATAGTAGTGCTACAAATAGTGGTGAAGGATTTGGTAGAAGGCAATCATCTAATAGTAGCACTGAAACTGGAACTAACATTTATACTCAAGTAAGAATTGAAGATTTAGCAACCGCTGTAAAAGATGTAGGAACAACTAAAATTGCAATCATACAGGATGAGAAACCAGAAAGCACTAATGGTGGTACAGTTTCTAATGTAGACACCTGGTTAGTAAGAGATTTAAATACAATAACTGACCCTAATTCTGTTGGTATCACCAGTGCGACTGATGGTAAATTTTCATTACCAGCTGGAAGTTACGCAATAAACTTTAGTGCTCCTGCTTTTCATGTTGATGAGTTCCAAGCGAGATTAGCTTACAATTCAAATGAAAACTTCAGTGGAACTACAAATTATGTTTATGGAAGTAGTCAGTTTTCTGGGTTTACAGCTTCGAGTTTAGGAGATATAACTTCTCATAGCACAGATAGGTCTCGTGGAGATGCCATAGTAAATTTGACCTCCGAAACGTGGTTTAGAATAGAACAAAGTTTTGAAACTAGTCCAGCTGATGGTGCTGGTAATAAATTTGATTATGCTTTAGGAGTTGATGCTCATAGAGGCACTGGTGCAAAGGAAGTATACACACAAGTAATAGTTCAAGATTTAGCAACTGCATTAAAATCAGGTGTTACCATTGGAGATAAAATTGAAGAGGGTAATACAAAGGCAGAGGTAGTTGATACTGGAACAGACGGAAAATTTGTAGTAACAACAGAAGGAGTAGAAAGAATTATTGTAGATCCAAGTGGATATTTAAACGCAAGAGCAGATATAAGATTAAGAAGAACTTCAACTAATGATGGTGGATTATATTTTGGAGATAGTAATAATAATTATATTTTTGGATCTGATGCAGATGATGTTTTAACTTTCGCTACTAATGGTACAGAAAGACTTCGTATCGGACAAACTGGAGTGACAACTAGTTACTTGGGAACAGGTAACTCTGATAGTTTTAATATTCAAGGTAACGCATCTCAAGGTAGAACAACATTTAATGTTATAGCAGGTAATGCTGATTCAAATGGAAGCACCTCTATGCGTTTGACTCGCTCAAATGGGAATCAACCCTTGAATTTATTCATAGAACATGATAGTGATGATGGTAATATTATGAATCCTATTCAAGGTGGTAATTTGAAATTCCATACAAATGCATCTGGTTCTTCTTTAGAAAAAATGAGAATCACATCATCTGGATTGGTACTTATTAAATCAACTGGACAATTATTAAATGAAAGTGCTTTAGGTGTGTATTCATCAGGAAATACTTGTGTCTTGAAAGCTGACGGTGCTACAACTCATAACCCTTTAATATGTTGGAATGCTCATGGTTATACTGGTATGAGAAACTTAATACAATTTGGAGTTACACACAGTAATGGAAGTTATCTTGCTCGTGGTTCAATAACGACAAATGGAACAGCCACTTATTACAATGCTTCTTCTGACTACAGAATGAAACAAGATGAAGTTTTAATAACTGATGGCATAGAGAAAGTAAAATCATTAAAACCAAGAAGATTCAAATGGAAAGATAATCTTGATTTAGGTATGTGTGATGGATTTTTTGCACATGAAATTGAAGATGCTACACCTACTTCTCAGGCAACTCTTGGTACAAAAGATGCTGTTGCCACAGAGTCAGATGTTAACGTAGGATTAGCGACATCAATAGGTGATCCCATTTATCAACAAGTAGATCAATCAAAACTAATACCTGTTTTAACCGCAGCATTAAAAGAAGCAATAGCAAAAATTGAAACTCTTGAAGCAAAGGTTGCTGCACTTGAAGGATAAATAAAAACAATCATAAGTTAAATATGGAAGATTTTGTTCTTAATGTTGTAGTAGACTTATGCTCTCGAAGTTTTTCTCTAGTGAGTGAACATGGAGATATTAGAAATATTAAATGTGATACCGTAGATGAGTTTTTGAGAGTGTTAAGAGTATGTGACGAATTACTTCCACCAGACGCAATAATTTACAAGGAGTTGGCAACCCAGAAGGACAAGTAAATAAATAATGACTTGACTGGGAAGCTAAATAGACCTAGTATAGTATGGTATTGCCATCAAATTTATAGTAGATAAAAAAGATGCCTCTTAATAAGCTAGAGAATTTCATAAAGAATGCTGAAGGACGTATACTTTATGTAAATCCAAATGATCTTGATTCAACCGATGGTATAGAAAATCAAGGAAACTCCTTAACGAAACCCTTTAAAACTTTACAGAGGGCATTAATCGAAGCAGCAAGATTTTCATATCTGAAAGGTAATGATAATGATTTTGTAGAGAGAACAACTATACTTTTATTTCCAGGCGAACATATAGTAGATAATAGACCAGGTTTTGGTATTAAATCAGAGTCAGGACAAGCAAAGGCAGTAAGTCCTGGTGGCGATTCAACAGGAGCAATCAATACTTTATCACTTACATTAGACTCAAATTTTGATTTAACACAGGAAGATAATATACTTTACAAGTTTAATAGTGTAAATGGTGGAGTCATAGTTCCAAGAGGAACCTCTATAGTTGGATTAGACTTAAGAAAAACGAAGGTAAGACCAAAATATGTTCCAAACCCAACAGATAATAATGTAAAACAAAGTGCAATATTTCGTATCACAGGTGCTTGCTACTTCTGGCAGTTTACCATCTTCGATGGAGATGAACTTGAAACAGTTTATACAGACCCTATTAATTTTAATACTACAAACAAATCTATTCCAACATTTTCTCACCATAAGTTAACTTGTTTTGAATATGCTGATGGTATTACTAGATTAGAACAATATAGTGAACTTACAGATTTAGATATTTACTATAGTAAATTATCAAACGCATATAATAAAGCATCTGCTAATAGAGAGATAACTCAAAAATATCCATCTGCTCCAAAGGGATTTGCCCCACAACGACCAGAATTTGAAATTGTTGGTGCTTTTGCGACTGACCCTCTTAATGTAACAAAAATCGAGTCTGGAGATGGTGCTACACCAGGACAAGTTGTCACAGTATCAACTTCTGTACCACATAATTTAACTGGTGGTACTCCAATTAAAGTTAGAGGTGTTAATGTTGCTGATTATAATATTTCAACAAAGGTTTCAAGTGTAATAAATGAAACTAAATTTACTTATTTGTTACCGTTTGTAAGGGGCAATTTACCTGCTGGTGAAGTAGGTGGATTAAGTTCTGCAAACGCACAGGTATTGGTCGAAACTGATACAGTATCGGGAGCATCTCCATACATCTTTAACATATCAATGCGTTCAGTATATGGTATGCAAGGTATGCATGCTGATGGTAAGAAAGCAACTGGATTTAAATCAATGGTTGTGGCACAGTTTACGGCTGTATCACTACAAAAAGACGATAGAGCATTTGTTAAGTATGATAAGACAAATCGCAGATATAACGGAATTGTATTCTCAAAACAAACTGGTGAGCTACTTTCATCTGAGTCATCATCTACAAATCCAAACACTGTATATCATTTAGATCAAGAAGCGAATTATAGAAAAGGTTTCCGTACAACACATATCAAAGTATCAAATGATGCTGTTGTTCAAATTGTATCTGTATTTGCGATTGGTTTCCATAGTCATTTTAATATGATAAACGGTGCTGACGCATCTATAACAAACTCCAACTCTAACTTTGGTACATTTGCACTTGCAGCAGAGGGATTTAAGAAAGAAGCATTTGCTAAAGATGATAAGGGATTTGTAACATCAATTATTACTCCACGTTCGATTGTTACTGAAGAGCAAAACATTGAATATCTTCAACTTGATGTATCAGAGACAACATCATCTAGAGCTTATTTGCTTGGATATAGTGATGAAACTTTACCACCATCACATTTTGCCCAAGGATATCGAATCGGTGCAAAGGTAAATGAAAAATTATATATTGACAAGGGTGGTAGCACTCCATTTGAAGCGACCATTGTGATGGCAAAAGGAGCAACTAATTCCACCACAGGCACATCTTTTACATCAGAAAAAGTATATAAAGGAGTTCATAGTTCTCCTACATTCTTCAAAAAATCTTCATATAAACTCAGAGTAAATCATGAGTTAGAAACTGGAGAATCTGTAAGACTAATATCCGACTCAGGAAATCTACCAGAAAATATTGATCCACATAGAGTTTACTATGCGATTACAACTACAGTTGACTCAGACTTAGCGGGAGATGAAATTAAATTAGCATCATCATTTGCTAACGCTCAAAATGGTGTGTTTATTGATTCAGTATCTAATTTGGATGAATTTAATATTGTAAGTAGAGTATCTGATAAAAAACCAAATGATGCTGGTCATCCAATCCAATATGATGGTACGAAAACACAGTGGTTTATCCATACAAGCACATCTGGTAATAGTATTCACAATGGTACATCAATATATTCTGGTGCTGATGACAGAGACATTAGTTATATTCTAAGAAATGAAGATAATCGTGGATTAGATGACAAGACATACAAAATAAGATATGTTGTTCCTAAAGAATTAACAAATGGTAAAGATCCAACTGACGGATTTGTACTACAGGATTCAAGTTCAACTAACGTATCTTCTAACACTGACTTTACAAAAACAGAGATTACTGCTAATAATTTTGATTTTGAACGTAATACTAGATTTATATCAAACGCTGTATTCGTAAGTGGTCCTCCTGCAAAGGCAGTTGTTAGGACAGATAAACCTCATAATTTAAATGTTGGTGATCAAATTATTATTAGAAATATTAAATGTTCTATTAATCAAAATGGTGTAGATGATAAAGGATTCAATGGTACATTCATTGTAACTGATAGAGATAATAGCAAGGAATTTAGATACTCAAACGTTGATGTAGAGGGTGTAGCACATTCAATGGGTACATTCATTAATACCACATCAACAAGGGATAACCAACTTCCTAGAGTTAATCGTAACAATAATAATGAAAACTTATTTGTTTATAGATCAACAGTTATAACTCCATATATTGAGAATGTACAGGATGGTATCTATCATTTATTTGTATTAAATTCAAATAATAAGATGGTTGATCCATCTAGTGAGTTTTCTGATGATAAGTTTAATCAAAATATTGTTAATCTATATCCAGAATATGATCGTGATAATGTAAATGATAATCCACCTGAAGCAAATTCATTTGCTAAGAATTTTCCTATAGGTGATGTTGTAACCAACGATTTAAAGAAAAGTATTACAAGAGAATCTACAAATAATTTCATAAGTGGTTTTGATGTTAGTAATACTATTTCATCAATATCCACAAATGTTGCTGGTACTCTTGCAACACTTACATTTGATAAAGAACACAGTTTTGAATCATTAAAATATGTTTCACCTAGTTCGTTAACTGGTGGTTCTAATCATCTACCAGCATCAGGTCAAGCAACATATCATAATATTAAATTATTAAACAATACTTCTACAGCATCCAATTCTAACTGGGATGGAGCGACTGCAAATGTTACAGTTCAAAATGGTGTTGCTATTGCTGCTACAATTACTGATGGTGGTTCTGGATACAAAAATGGAGAACAACTTTACTTTGATTCACAAGACGTTGTAACTGGTGGTATTGGTGGAAACGCTAGTGGATTTGTTGTAACGTCAGATGTTGGTATATCATCTGCAACTGGTTGTTATGTGCAAATCACTGGTATATCAACTGGAACCGACTCATACCATAGAATTAATAGTATTACCTCTAAAAATTCAATATCAATTCACAAAGAAGCTAGTGATTTATTGTTGATTGGTCAACAAGTTGTTGATATGGGTGCTTGGTCTTCTATCAAAAGTGGTTCTAAAATATATGACTCTGTTGCAGGGATCGTAACTATAACATCTCACTCAGCAACCAGTTTAATGGTTGGAAACAGTTTTAGACTTCTTAATGCTTCTAATGAAAGTTTAGGTGATTTTATAGTTAATACTCATTCTAGTTCAGTCAATGCTACAACTGGTCAATTAGAAGAAACTATATCTGCAAAATCACCAAGTGATATTACAAGTCCAGTATATATTTTAAAACATGGATTATCTGCTCATGACGCTGCATCAGGTGTAGGAGAGGAAAATGTTGCAGTGAGAGGTATGTCTGTTTATGACCATGATTATCTCGTAGCAAACGAAGATATTGATAAGTCAGAAACAAGTATTCAAATATTATTATCTAATGGTAATACAGTTGGTGAAAATATAATGTCACGTTTCCCAATAGGTTCTTACGTGCAGGTAAATGATGAGATAATGAGAATTGCGAAGAACACTCTAGGTGGTGGACAAGCAATAGAGGTTATTCGTGGTGTATTAGGTAGTCGAAATAATACTCATAAACAATTCTCACATCTTAAGAAAATAAAACCATTACCAATTGAACTAAGAAGACCATCTATTTTAAGAGCTTCAGGTCACACATTTGAATACGTTGGTTATGGTCCAGGTAACTATTCTACTGCTCTACCTCAGTTACAGAATAGAACTTTGAGTGAGAGAGAAGAGTTCTTATCACAGGCACAAGAAACATCTTGTGGTAACGTAGTTTACACTGGTATGAATGATAAAGGTGATTTCTATATTGGAAATACAAAAACATCATCAGCAAGTGGACAACAAACAACATTTGATATTCCCGTACCCACTATCACTGGTGAAGATCCAAATCGTTTAAGTATAGTCGCTGACGAAGTTATTGTTAAAGAAAGACTACTTGTTGAAGGTGGAACATCTAAAAATATTCTATCACAATTTGATGGTCCTGTAACATTCAACGGTTCCGTAAGACATAATGATAACCTTACTGTTCAAGGTATTGCTAATCTCAATAATACTCTTAATTCAACAAGTATCAATACTGGTTCTCTTGTTGTTAAGGGTGGTGTTGGAATTGCAAAAGACATTTTCATTGGAGGAGATATAAACGGTACTGGTGAGTTTGATGGAAATAGTAACATTTCTGGATTCAATAATGTCACAGCGACTAATTTCATTGGTGATGGAGCTCAACTAACAAATACTGGTGCAACTTTATTCCCATCAGGCACAAATGGAGATACACAAAGAGTTGTTTTAACTCATCTAACATCAGGCACGATGACTTTGGGCACGACTGATGTTGACTTAACATTTACAGCTTCTACAAATACTTTAGCTTGCCCAAACTTTGTTGGTAATTTTGCAGGTAACTCTAATACATCTACATTAGCGACTAATGTTGTTGGTGGTGCTAATAGAGTATTATTTAATAGTGGAAATAACACAACCACAACATCTGCTAATTTACAATTTAGTAATTCTTCAAACTTCCTAACTGGAACAAATCTCCAGATTAAACTTGAAGATGGAAAATCAATATTATTGGGTGGAGGAAGTGATTTACAAATAGTGCATGATGGTGCAAACTCTGTTGTAAGACATACAACAAATGCAGCGGGAGAACTATTTTTACAAAGTGATGGAATAGTTTATATCTCCAAAACTGATGGAGCCACTACTATGGCAGAGTTTAATGGTTCTGGTGCAGCGAAATTATTCTGGAGAGGTAATAATCCTAGTGTGAGACTTGAGACAACTGAAACTGGTGTGTTAACATATGGTAATCTTGAATCAAAAGGTGATGTCATAGCATTTAGTGCATCTGATATGACATTGAAGAAAGATATTTCACCAATCGAAAATGCACTTGATATGATTAACAAGTTAAGTGGTAACACATTTACTTGGAGCACTGATTTATTCACTTTACTTCCATATGAAAATGGCACAAAGGATACAGGTATTCTTGCACAAGAAGTTGAAGCACTTGGATTACCTGGTGTTACAACTACAAGAGGTGATGGTGTCAAGGCAGTTCGTTATGATAGATTAATTCCAGTTTTGATTGAAGCAGTTAAAGAACTTACTGCGAAAGTTAAGACTCTTGAAAACAAATAAATAACTAAAAAAATACTGATGGCGAATATTAAGAAGAGTTTCAATTTTAGGAATGGTGTTCAGGTTGATGAAGACAACCTGTTAGTAACCTCTACTGGATTGGTTGCAATAGGAAAAACTGTTCCTACTGAAGCACTTGATGTTGAAGGTAATTTAATTGTATCTGGAATATCAAGTTTTCCTAATGCTCAATCAGGTGTATTAACAGTAACAACTTTCAATCCAACAGAAATTATTGGTGCGGGTGTAAGTATAAAAAGTGGTGTAGTTACTAGCACAGGTGGTGGAGGAATTGTTACATTTTATGGTGATGGTCAATATTTACAAAATCTTCCTAGCACACAATTTGTAAGTTCAAATACTGGTATTGCTCTTACGTCACAAAATTGTGGAATTGGAACAACAAACGCTACAAGCACCTTGCAAGTTGGAGGTTTCCCACCTTCACATATGGGTGTAGGTATTAGTTCTGTAGGTAATATTCACGCATCAGGTATTATAACAGCAACAACTTTTGTTGGTTCATTTAATGGTAATGTCACCACCGCTACTCTGGCAGATGCAGCAGTTAAATTACAAACTGCAAGAAATATAGGTGGATTGCCTTTTGATGGAACTGCTAATATTGATCTTCCAGGTGTCAATATAGCTGGTAATCAAAATACCTCTGGAAACGCAAGTGGTTTACAAAATCTTCCTAATATAACAATAACGACTCTCTCAGCTCTTGGAAATGCTGGTGTAGATGGAAATTTAAATGTACTTGGCAACACGACTCTTGGTAATAATTCATCAGATAATTTAACTGTCCCCGCAACATCCACATTTAATTCTACTATAACTGGTGTATCTGGAGAAAACAAAATACCATCATTATATTCTAATATGGGTGCCTTGCCCAATGCTAGTACATATCATGGTATGTTTGCTCACGTTCATTCAACTGGTAGAGGTTACTTCTCACACGCAGGTGGATGGTATGAAATAGTTAATAAAGAAACAGATGGTAGAGTTGGAACAGGTACGGAAGTTTATAATGTTGGAGATATAGATTCATCAGGAACTATAACCGCAGTATCTAAACTTGGAGTAGGAGTTGCAAATCCAGTTAGTGATATACATTTAAGAAAAACAGGAGACACTGAATTACAAATAACAAGCGACACAGGAACAGCTGGTATCACTGTTGGTAGAGAAAGTGGTGTAAGCAACACTAATAATGCAGAAATAAGATATGGTCAGGATATTGGTGCAAATTATAGTTCAGCACAGTCATTTGATTTAATTAATTATGGAACAGGTAATTTTAATTATCATCTAAGTGCAGCAAATGCTAATAATGTTGAGGGTAATTTCTTCTGGCATAGGGGTATTAATAATGATCGTTTAATGACCTTAACTGGTATTGGAGGTTCACTAGGTATTGGATTGACAGTCCCTTCAAAAAAATTAGATGTTTTTGGTAGTGCTAATATTTCAAGTAATCTTGATGTTGGTGGTAATCTTGATGTCACAGGATCATTTACAACAGGAACATTGAATGTAGCAACTGTTATTGGTGATTTGCAAGGAAATGTAACTGGAAATTTAACTGGATTAATTAATTCACCTAGTACAGGTATTTCAACAATACCAAAATTAACTTCCACTGGAATTGGTATAGGAGTTACTGATAGTGGAAAAGCACTTAATATCAACACTAACATAGAAAGTAAAGTTTTAGTAACTACGGATGGAAGAGTTGCGATTGGAACTGATGTCTTTTCAAATAGTTCAGTAAATGTTGAATTAAAATCTGATGTATTTGTCCATAATTCAATTTCAGTCGGTAATACAGCACAATGTGCAGTTGATTTCTCTGATGTAGTAAACATCCCAGATGATACAGGTGTCAGACCAAAAATGGCATATATGGTTCCACCTGTAGTAACAACATCTCAAAGAAATGTATTTTCAAATGCACACACTACTGGAGCTGGTAGCACAGCAACAGGTGCTTTCATTTACAATAGTACAATCAATAAGTTAGAGGTATATGATGGAGCTAGTTGGACACCTCTTGAAGCAAATAGTGGTGGAGGAGAAGTAAACCAAAACGCATTTTCTAATATTTCTGTTAGTGGTCAAAACACTGTACAGGCAGACTCAAAAACTGACACTGTAACTTTTGTTGGTGGTACTGGCATGACTATCACAACAAATTCAACTGGAGATGAGGTAACATTTACATCATCTGGTGGAGGTGGTGGTAGTAGTCTTCAATCAAGAACCACTGATACAGCAACCACTGGATCTTTAGCACCTGGAGCTGCAACTAATTTAAATATGACGACAGCGAAATCATATGTTTTACAAAAAATTACAACAAATTATGCTGCGTGGGTAACTGTATATACGGATGTAGGTTCTAGATCTGCTGACGCAAGTAGAGCAGAAACCACTGATCCATTACCAGGTTCTGGTGTTATTGCTGAAGTAATTACAAATGGTCCTACAACACAAATATTATCACCTGGTGTAATTGGATGGAATAATGACGCTTCTCCTTCAACTAATACTTATCTTAAAGTCGTAAATAAAGAGAGTAGTTCATATCCAATTACAATAATTTTAGATTACCTCAAGTTGGAGGATTAATGAAAGAATATATTGTTACTTGTAAGAATTTTGAAGATCTTCAAAGTCTCTACGATGATATGGAGACACCAGGTGGAAATCTTTATATTCCTGATAGGGCAGTAGAATTAGTACAAAGAAGAAATATTAGTCGAAATACACATTATATGCTCACTGAAGCAGAAGCAAATGAGGTTAGTCAAGATAGTAGGGTGCTTGCCTGTGAGTTGAATCCATTAGACCAAGGTATTGAATTTGCACCACATTGGACACAAACTGGTGATTTTGAAAAAACTACAGGAACTCTTGAAACTGATGATAAAAACTGGGGTCTCTATAGAATGATAAAAGGAGATTCTGTATCAAGTTGGGGGAGTGATTCAACAACAGAGATATCAAATCAAACTATTAATACAACCTCATCAGGAAAAAATGTTGATGTCGTAATCGCTGACAGTCATGTAAATCCAAATCATCCTGAGTTTGCTGTTAATCCTGATGGAACTGGTGGTAGTAGAGTAAATCAATTTAATTGGTATCAATATAGCTCTGCTTTAGGATACTCTGGAACTCCTGCAACATATACGTATAGCACCTCTGGTGCATCTCCAAATGAAAATCATGGCACTCACGTTGCAGGAACCGCATGTGGTAATACACAAGGATGGGCAAGAGACGCAAATATCTATAATATTGCATTTTCAGGCACTCTCTCTGGTTACGGGGGAAATAGTTGGGCTCAATATATGTGGGATTACGTTCGTTATTTTCATAAAAACAAACCTATTAATACAACCACAGGAAGAAGAAATCCAACTGTAATGAATAATAGTTGGGGATCCTCTTATGGTCAAATAAGTCTTTCATTATTTGATGGTGTAAGTTATCGAGGTACATTTACTGATATGTCTTCGATGTCAACCACAGAGAAAAGAACAACTTTAGAGGCAAATGGTAATCCTTGTCCATTTGGAAGTATTCTTTATAGACCACCCGCCAGAAATGCAGCAATAGATGCTGATCTACAAGATGCCATAAATGATGGAGTCATTGTTATAGCATCTGCTGGAAATAGTTATTGGAATTGTGAAATTTCAACAGGTCAGGATTATAATAATTATCTGACATATAATTCAGGTTTAAGTACAATATATTTTACAAGAGGTTCATCACCTGGCTCAGCAGATAATGTCATATGTGTAGGATCAATTGGTTCTAAAGTTGCAGAATATAAATCTAATTTTAGTAATTGGGGTAGTCGTGTTGATATTTGGGCACCTGGAAGTGATATTATTTCTGCTGTTTTTGATCAGGCGAGTGCTACCGCTGAAGGATATGGTTCTACGCCACAAGATCCTAGAAATAGTTCTTATCACTTAGCATCTATTAGTGGCACGAGTATGGCAGGTCCTCAAGTTGCTGGCATAATCGCTTGTCTTGTAGAACAAGAACCGAATCTAACTCAAGCAGAAGCACTACAACATTTGATTGAAAACTCTTTGACAGAAGTTGGATCACAAGGATTACCAGAACAATCACCATATGAGGGATTTGGTGATAGTCTTAATCGTTATGCCTTTATCCCTAAGAAAAGACCAGATAATGGTATGGCAAGTCCAGCTCAACTACATAAGAATAGAAATACCTCTACAATTAAATATCCTAGAGTTAGGTATCAAACAACCTCTTAAGACATGGCAATTAATAAAACATCACCACAACAATTAAGTTTTCAAAATGATATTGAAGCAGAATTTGGAAACAATCCATCAAGAAGTTTAGGTAGTTATAGAAACACTCATCCTGATTTTGGAAATAAAAATCTTGGTGAATTATCAGATTTGCCACTTGATACTGGTATTCCTAAATCTGGAACTATAAAATTCAGTGATTTTTATGGTAAACAATTAAATATAGTAGTAGATTTGCATTCAAGTGGTAATACAGATTATAATTTAGATGTATACGCTAATAGATTTGCAAACGGTAATTATAATATAGTTGGTAGCTATAAAAATAGTATTAATAAAAATGGATGGCGTGGTGGTAAGAAGGTTATAATTCATATTAATAAGACATTTGGTTCTGCAGGTGCTAGTAGTCAATCTCATGTTGCAGTTAAAACAGGTAATACAAATAATAATAACTCTCAAGCTGGTTGGCCAAGTGCAACAACTTTTTCCATAGATGTTGGTTCACAGGGTGTTGTTGCTGGTAAGGGTGGTAATGGTGGTGGCACTGGAAATGAAGAAACTCCTGGAGCAAACGGTGGTGTTGGATCGAGTGCTATGAAATTAATATCTGGTATGCAAAATGTTATTTCTATCGCTAGTGGTGGTGCAATAATCGCTGGTGGTGGAGGTGGTGGTTCAGGTTCTGGATCAGAGCAAAATGACAGTTTTGCTTGGTTTAGTGACTATAACTCTGCTACTGGTGGAGGTGGCGGTGGCGGTGCTGGTATACCCGCTGGTTCTGGTGGTGGTAATGGTAGCAATGGAAATCAAAATGCTGGTGGTCCTGGCGGTCTTGGAGGAGATGATTCAGAAGCAGAAGGTGGAAATGGTGGAGCAGGTGGAGATCCTGGAGCATCTGGTGGAAATGCTACTGGTGGTAAAAGTCTAGCAGGTGCTAATGGTTCGGGTGCTGCAGGTGGTTCACAATATCTTTTTTATTAATCTTTGTAATCAATAGGACAAGAATAAACTATTTTTTCTGTAAATATATGCCATCCAGTTGCGATGTATTTTACATGGGTGTCACTTATCTGTCCTTTGTGTCCATGAGTCCAATATGCTGGCCATAAAACCAATCTACCTTGTATTGCATTTGTTCCAATTTCATAAGATGGAAAAAGAGTTCCTCCATTAGGAACTGTATTAAGATAGAACATCCAAACGAGAACACGACTAGAGGTCATAACACTTGCAACTTCACAGTGGTGACTAAAATATCCCTGATTTGGTTCATATTTTTGTATGTTGTATGAATTCATACATGCCCAAGGATAAATTAAATTAGTTAAATCTGGATATTGTTTTTTATATAAATCTACATGAAAATTTAATGATTTGCTTAATATACTTGATGTAATTGATTTATCATTCATAGCATAACCAAGATCAGTAGAATCTTTTACTTCTGGTTGCACTTCATAATTACCACTTTTACCTCTTACATGTTTATTTTTATTTGATTCAAACTCATCTATGATTAATTTACACTCATTTTTAGTAAGAGCATTGTCATATACTGAAATAAAATTAGGAAATTCCTTCATTTTTTATTATCTCTGCAACTAAAAAAAGAAGTGATAGCATATCTTCCCCAACCATCGTAGTAATCAGAGTCTTTTATTTTAACTTTACGAACTCCGTGTTCTACCCAACCAGGAAAAATAACCATTGAATTATTGGTGCATGGTAATTTGAAATCATATTTTGGAAATTCTAAATCCCCACCAACAAATTTTTTAGGTTCTCTGTAAAAGTAGGAGAAAGCAAGAAACATTGTGCTTTTATCTGTATGAGGATCGTAGTATTCGCCATCGTGGTAGTATCTAACTTTAGTGATATCATGATTTGTTTTATTCGCAATACTTACGCAACCATGAATATTCGCAAAAGTGTCTAAAACACCACATTCAAACAATTTTCGATTGACTGTTAATATATTGGATATATTTCTATAGTCTACACCTTTTTCATTACTTTCATAATTTCTATACAAATCATCCAATATGAGAGCTTTTGCATTTGTATAACCAACGACACCCCCATAATTTTCAGCAGATACTAATTTATTAGGAGCAGTATAAAAATCTAATTCTTTCCAAATCAAATCTAATTCTTGCTGATTATAAAAGTTATTGACAACCATTAGTGGAAATGGTTCGCAATATATTTCTGCTTCAAGTTGTTCTTTCATTAGTTTTCACTTTGTATCCAACCCCAAGAGGTAACTAGATATTTGTCTCCATCAATTGGTGGATTACCTCTATGAACGTGAGTATATTGACAGGGAAAAATTAAAACATCGCCAGCAACTGCTTTCTCTCTCTTATTTTGATACAAAAATTCTGTTTCACCACCATCAAAATCGTCATTGAGATAAATTTGAACTACAAATGTTCTCCTTGCATCTGAGACATTTCCATTTTCGTAGTGCCAAGCGTGAAATCCAGCACCACACATAATTTTTTTTACTTTACAATCGTGTATGATAAATTTTCTTGAACCTAGAAGTGGAAATTGTTCGAGATATTTATCAACACAAGGTTGAATTTTTGGAAACATTTTTTTCGTAACCTTGTGAACTGTGGGTAAAGTCACTCCATCATCAACCATTAAGTTGTTCGCATCTTGATCTTGAAAAGGTCGATTATTTAAATTTTGAGGGAAAAGTAAACTATTCTCGTCAAAAAAATCAATTAATTCAATTATTTCTCTACATTCTTGTCTTGAAAAAATATTTTTATATCTTATAATAAAATCAGTAACTCTATTATTTTCCATGTACAAAAAGTCAATAATATATTATATTCTATATAGTTGAACTTGTCAAGAGTCTATATTTCTGCTATTATATTAATATGAGTAGAATCTTAATTTTAGATAATTTTTTTGATAATGCAGAAGATTTGAGAGAATTTGCATTGTCATCTAGATTTTTTAGTCATGAAGAAATGAGTCATAAAGTAGGCTGGAGAGGATTTAGAACGGATGAGTTAAGTAGTTCAAGTAACTATTTAATTTTTAGAACTTGCCAAAAAATTAAACAAAAGGTGAGTGAGTTTTATAATTATGATACATATGCAGACAAGTATTATTTTTATTTCCATATATCAATTGATGATACAAAAAACTCTTTACCAAATTTTCATGTAAATAAATTTCACACTGATGATTCTAAATTTGCAGGTATTGTTTATTTGAATCCAAATGCTCCAAATAAAACTGGAACTACAATTATTGTTAATGAACATAGCAATGATATAGATAATAAATTTAATAGGTTAGTAGCATATCCGTCTTGTTACACACATGCACCGACAGATTTATTTGGAGATACACTTAAAACAGGTCGATTAACACTCTCTTTTTTTATTAAATGATTAAAATTGCTATTATTGGAGCTGGCAATGCAGGTTGTGTAACAGCATTACACTTCCATAAATTTTTAACAGACGTTACTGATCAATTCGAGATTGAAATTTATCACAGTCCTCACTATCATCCAATAGAAAAAGTAGGACAAGGAACTACTATTCAAGTCCCAGAATTAATTTCATCAGTACTTAATATCAATTGGTATCATAATCCAATAGGTGCTACATTTAAGACAGGTATATTATATGAAGGTTGGGGTAAGAAAAATGATAAGATATTTCATCCATTTTTAATGCCAAATGCATCAATGCATTTTGTTCCTAAAAAGTTATCTGAGTGTGTAATAGATTCAAATTTATTTAAAGTTCAAGAAAAAATCATAAGTAATCCAGAAAAAGATATAGATGCAAATCTTATTTTTGATTGCAGGGGAAGGCACAATAGAGATAAAAGTAATTATGATATTTTAATAAATCCATTGAATAGTGTTCTTCTTTCTAAAAAACATGAAAGAGACCCTGATTTAACCTATACTAGATGTGTGGCAACACCAAATGGTTGGACATTTGTGATTCCAAATCAAGATAGTGTATCCTATGGTTATTTGTATAATAATAGTATTACTAAAAAAGAAGATGCAATTAATGACTTTACATCTAGATTTAATTTAGATAAAATAACTGATTGTCTTGATTTTGATAATTATATGGCAAAAAATTTCTACAATGGTAGTAGAACTATATTACAGGGAAATATGTATGGATTCATAGAACCACTAGAAGCGACATCTGTTGCCTTTTATCAATTTATTTGTAGGCAGTCTTGGGATTTATTATTTGAATTGCAAACACCAAATTATTGTAATAATAAAATTAGGGAAAATATGAAACAACTTGAAAACATTATATTGTGGCACTATCAATACGGTTCAAAATATGACACACCATTTTGGGAATATGCTAAATCTTTACCATTTAATCCTGATTCTAAATTTTTAGAAATGATAAGTGACTCTAATAATATGAATTCAAAAGAAATGTATGGTCAATGGCGAAAATGGAATTTTGATAATTGGAAAAAAGGTGTAGAAAGTTGAAAATTTATAGATACACTGTATCAGTTGTTCTAGAAACTCTACGTTTCTTTAAGACCCGACTTGCAAAAGGCGGGATTTTTTGCTATAATGGGGTTAATATAATCATTATATGGCAAAGGAAAAGGATTTAGATAAGTTTTATACACACCCTGACATTGCTAAAAGGTTTGTGGATATTGTCAATCAATACTATCCACTAGATGCTTTTGATATGGTCATAGAACCAGCTGCAGGGTGTGGAAATATATTACAATATCTACCATCGAGTTCGGTAGGAATGGATATAGAACCAGAGGGTAGTAATATTATCAAACAAGATTTTTTCAAATATAATTCGCCATATCATCCACTTACTAATAATATAAGAATCGCTACAGTTACTAACCCTCCATTTGGAACAGGTTATATGAATCCATTGGCAAAGGGTTTCTTTAATCACGCAGCAACTTTTAGTGAACTGATTGC